TTTTTTTTAAATTATAAAAAGCAATTTTAGTTTCGAGCGAGAAATGCGGGAAAGCACTTTAGGGCAGAGGCGACCCTATTCGAACAGTGACCATACTTCAGGACGAGGAATATTATTCCTTGCTCTGTAGGAGGCGGCTGTTTCAAAATTCTCGGGGATCTCGGTTGGTAGTTTCAGAAAATGGGCATCGTTCCATTTTGGTGTCATGGATAGTGGGCCATGCCACTGTGACAGTGTGTCACGAATAGTGTGGATTGATGGAAATTCAGACAGTTTGAGAATACTGTATAAACTTTCGTCTACTCGGAGGAATCCGGGTAAGTGTGATTGGACGATTCTGAAGGTTTCGGGATCTTCGAGAGAAGCGGCATCGTCGAGAAATTCGTAGTAAATATCGCGGCAAAAATTGTAAAGTAGAGGATGTCTACCACAATCAGCATAAGCAATTCCTATTGCGCGGAAAGACATGTATTTAGGTCTTGGACCACGTTCAGGATAGCATAGTTGTGCGACTAATTTACCGACAGGACGAGTTGGTTCTCCATAATTACATTGATAAGATAAGGTTTCAATTTCACCGCGGATGTCAGTGAGTATTGATTTGGTTTTGGATAAAACCATACCATATCGGTCAAGGGCGTAAGTTTCCAAAAATTGGATGAACTTATCAAGTTTGGAGAGCGACCATTGTGTGAAGCCAGAGTTATCATCTCCCATGATGAGGAGGAATATTTCATCGATTTCGGATTCGGATGAACCAAATTCTAGTAAGGAATCGATAATGATGAAAAGATTAACGAAGCTATCTAAATACTGAGTATTTAGAAGGCCAGAGGGTACACCAGCGTGTTTTCGCCAGTATGCATAACCATCGGCGCTAACAAAAATCATATTGTTATACCAGGTGTGCAGAAAATGGAGAATATTAGTAATGCGGTGAAACATCTTTTCTGGGGTGAGGTCGGGGTAGGAGGGGAATTCAACCGTAGGTGCGTATCCATTTGATATGATGAGCAGATTTTCAAGAAAATCAGTCCAAAATATGTCAGTTAGGACGCGGGGTACACGTTGATCAAATCCAGACCAGTCGATCGTAAAAAACGAGCGAAAGGATTGGGCGATGCGGTCAATGCGGACATTACCACCACGAAGGGTTTCATATCCATACATTATACAGCAATCAATCTTGCGTGCAAGAACGTGAAGAGGGAAGGTGACCATAGATTCAAGGACTGAGAATTGTCTGGAGACATTATAGACAGGCCGTTGTTTTAGGTGACCAAGACGTTCGGAAATGTGGTTACGGGTGAAGAGCATGGTTGGTCGGTCGAGAAAGAAATTTCGGAGGTGATCTTTTACGTTGGAAACGGAAGCAGGATCAAAAGGAAGTGAAAATTCTTTGATGCGGTGAACGACGGTGCGGAAATATTCAAGGAAAGCGTTAAGGTAATAACCTTTGGAGGTGCGCTTTGATTCATAGTCTTTAGGACATGAGAACATTGCATGGGCGTTAAGTTCATAAGAACGACGTTCAAAATAGTCAGTGCCAGTGGAAAGTGGGCGGCCATCGAAGAGAGTATCAACGAAGTGGATTGGAAAGACAGGAGTGACGGCGAGTTTCTTACATACCAAGTTTAAGACTTGGGCTTTGCGCAAGGGATCGACGGGATCAGACGGCGTTTGTGGTTTGAAGAAATCGGAGACGGTGGCGTCAGTAGTACCGAGAGGACGACAGTATTTTTCGATGTGATATTCGAAGGTGGGATAGGAGTGTCGGATGATGCGGAGGATGCGAGGATGAATGGGGAAGCCAGTTTCTGGGACTTTGTCATCTGCAGTTACAACGTTCATTTGTTTGTATCGGAAGGGAACAATTCCAATGCCAGTGGGGGGAAGTCTATTAGCAGGGACATCGTCAAGGTCTAGGTCAAGGCGGAATTCGGCGGGGAAGTTCTGTTCTTGGGAGTTGGACTCGAGAGCATGTGTGATTAGATCATGTTGTTGCTGGTACATTGCATAAGTTTCATCTTCTTTGAAGTGATATCTATGACGTTTTAGGAGGCGCATAAGGTCGGTGTCGACGGTCGTGGAAGGATCTTCAGTGTGGATGTGACCATGTTGTTGATAGCGTTTCCATTCCTGTTGTAGGAGATAGAGCTTTTCAGCAAGGTAGTCTCGGACGCTGTTGAAAACCATTGTGAGAGAGTGTGAAGGGGATCGGGGGTATAAAGGAGTACTTTAAATTTCTAGGGAACAAGAATGTTTTGC